ATTTTAATCTCAAACCCATCCCGGAGGTGGAACAGGTCACTGCCTGACCTGTCCCGCCGGGACGGTTCTCTTAAAAACACCATATAGATTTTTTGTACGCCGCCGCCCGCCATCGAGCAGAGTTTTACACCTAATTGGGGATAAAACAGCTCATGGCTGGCGGCGGTGTGGTGCTGATCGGCACGACCCTCATCCCCCTGCTCTCCGGTTTGTTCGGCTAATCCACGGCAAGCCCAGCTTAACCGAAGGGTGGTGAAATATTGGGCAGCATTTTAGAAAAGATCGAACAGGCTCTCAAGGATATGCTGATCGGATGGATCGAGAGCAACCTGACCAATATGTTCACCGATGTCAACGAGAAGGTAGGAACGATTGCCGCCGAGGTCGGGCAAACACCGTCCGGCTGGAACGGCGGAGTGTACCAGATGATCCGGGGACTATCCGAAAACGTGATAGTCCCCATCGCTGGTATCATCATCACCTTCGTTTTGTGCTACGAGCTGATTTCCATGATCACCGAGAAAAACAACCTTCACGACATGGACACATGGATGTTCTTCAAGTGGTTTTTCAAGGCGGCTGTGGCGATCTATCTCGTGACACACACGTTTGACATCGTGATGGCAGTATTCGACATCGGGCAGAACGTGGTTTCCGGTGCAGCCGGAGTCATCCACGGCAACACCAGTATTGATATTGATTCGACGATTGCGCAGATGCGTACCGGCATGGAGAACATGGGCGTCGGAGAACTGCTCGGACTGTCGATAGAAACGCTTCTGATCAGCCTGTGCCTCAAAATCATGGCGATCCTCATTACGGTCATTCTCTACGGGCGCATGATTGAGATTTACTGCACCGTGAGCATTGCGCCTATTCCCATCGCAACCATGAGCAACCGCGAATGGGGCAGCATCGGCACGAACTATCTGAAAGGCTTGTTCGCTCTGGCATTTCAGGGCTTTCTCATCATGGTCTGCGTCGGCATCTATGCGGTGCTGATCAACGGCATGATTATCGCAGACAACATTCACTCGGCTCTGTTCTCTGTGGCAGCGTACACGGTTATTCTGTGCTTCTCGCTGTTCAAGACCGGAAGCCTCGCAAAATCCATCTTCCATGCGCACTAAGGAGGTCGGCAGCATGAAAAAGTACAGCATCATCTACGCCGATCCCCCTTGGGCGTATCGGACTTACTCCAAGAAAGGACAGGGACGGTCGGCAGAAAGCCACTACCCGACAATGTGCATTGAGGACATCAAGGCACTTCCGGTCGGTGAGCTTGCTGCGAAGGACTGCGCTCTATTCCTCTGGATCACGTTCCCGTGCCTCTGTGAAGCACTCGAAGTGCTGACGGCATGGGGATTTTCCTATAAGACCGTAGCTTTTGTATGGGTGAAGCAAAACCGCAGGAACGACGATCTCTTTACCGGCATGGGCTACTGGACAAGGGCGAATGCCGAAATCTGCATCCTTGCCACAAAGGGACACCCGAAGCGTGTTGACGCCGGTGTGCGTCAGGTCATCCTCAGCCACATCGAAGAGCATTCCAAAAAGCCGGATGAGGCGCGGGAGCGCATTGTTCGGCTCATGGGAGACCTTCCCCGCGTAGAGCTTTTTGCCCGTCAGTCTCCCGAAGGCTGGGATGTTTGGGGCAATGAGGTCGAATGCACGGCTCATCTTCCTATGGAGGAAACACCATGCTGCGGCTAAGACCCATCTCTCTTCGTGACGCCAACGAGTATGTCCGGCAGCATCACCGGCATCACAAGCCGGTTGCCGGTCACAAGTTTTCCATCGGCTGTGAAGCAGACGGTGAGCTGGTCGGCGTAATCATCGCCGGGCGTCCCGTCAGCCGGTATCTGGATGACGGCTTCACATTGGAGGTCACAAGGCTATGCACCAATGGCGCAAAGAACGCTTGCAGCTTTCTCTACGGCGCTGCGGCAAGAGCTGCTGCGGCTATGGGCTATAAGCGCATCATCACCTACACGCTGGAAAGTGAAAACGGTGCAAGCCTTCGGGCTTCCGGCTGGATCTGTCAAGGCAAAGCGGGTGGGCTTCGCTGGACGGGCAAGCGTCAGCCGAAGGAGGATCAATATCCCGCACAAATGAAGCTGCGCTATGAAAAGCAGCTTAGAAAGGAGGAAACAGTCAATGGCATTTGTTCCGGTCCCGAAGGATCTTAACCGCGTCAAAACGAAGGTCATGTTCAACCTGACCAAGCGGCAGCTCATTTGTTTTTCCATCGCTGCGGCGGTCGGCGTCCCGATCTTCTTACTGGCGAAGGCGCATCTCGATTTGTCTACGGCGGCAATGCTGATGGTGGTCATCATGCTCCCGTTCATCTTCTTCGCACTTTACGAGAAGGACGGACAGCCCGCCGAGAAGTATCTGTACCACATCGTACAGTCCATGTTTGTCCGGGACAAGGTGCGTCCCTACCGCACAAACAATCTCTACGCTGAGATTCAGCAGAAAATCAAAGAACAGGAGGAATTGCAGCTTGAACAACAGCACAGCAAAGGCAAAGCCTAAGATGACCGTCAAAAACGGCGTCGTTTACGGCGACGCCCTTTCCGCTCAGGAGAAGAAGCGGATCGTCATGCAGAAGAAAAAGGACAGGAAGGCAAAGAAAGTCCGCAAGTCCGCCCAGCAGACCATTCCCTATGTGGAGATGTGCCGCGACGGTATCTGCAAGGTAAACAACCGCCTCTACACGAAGTCCATCGCCTTTGAGGACATCAACTACCAGCTTGCGCAGAACGAGGACAAAACTGCCATCTTTGAGAACTGGTGCGACTTTCTGAACTACTTCGACAGCTCGATCTTCGTCCAGCTCTCCTTCATCAATCAGAAGGCAAGCCTGAATGAGTTCCGCAAGCGCATCAACATTCCGGCACAGGAGGACGCCTTCAACGACATCCGCTCCGAATATTCCGGTATGCTGCAAAACCAGCTCACCAAGGGCAACAACGGACTGGTCAAGAAGAAGTACATCACCTTCGGCATTGAGGCTGACTCCCTCCGCACGGCAAAGCCGAAGCTCGAACGTATTGAAACAGACATTCTCAACAACTTCAAAACCCTCGGTGTGAGGACGGAACCGCTGTCCGGCTATGAGCGGCTGAAAGTGCTTCATGATGTGTTCAACATGGACACCAATGAGCCGTTCCGCTTTTCCTTTGACATGGTAGCCCGGACGGGACTCAGCACGAAGGACTTTATCGCTCCCACTTCCTTTGACTTCCGTGAAGGCAAGTGCTTCAAGATGGGCAAAACCGTCGGCGCGGCGAGCTTCCTGCAAATCCTCGCGCCGGAACTCAATGACCGTATGCTTGCCGACTTCCTTGAGATGGACAGCAACATCACGGTCAATTTTCATATCCGGACGATTGACCAGGCGAAGGCAATCAAGAGCATCAAGTCGAAGATTACCGACCTCGACAAAATGAAGATCGAGGAACAGAAAAAAGCAGTCCGCTCCGGCTACGACATGGACATCATCCCGTCCGATCTCGCCACCTTCGGCGGTGAGGCAAAGCGTCTGTTGCAGGATCTCCAGACCCGCAACGAGAGACTGTTCCTCGTGACCATCCTCATCATGAACACGGCAACCAGCCGCCAGAAGCTCGAAAATGCTGTGTTCCAGACCGCCGCCATTGCCCAGAAGTATAACTGTGCGCTCAAGCGTCTTGACTTCCAGCAGGAGGAAGGGCTGATGTCCTCTCTGCCTATCGGCGTCAATCAGGTGGAGATCGAACGCGGACTGACCACTTCCAGCACGGCGGTTTTCGTGCCGTTTACCACGCAGGAGCTTTTTCAGGGCGGTGAGGCTCTCTACTACGGGCTGAACGCACTGTCCAACAACATGATCATGGTTGACCGCAAGCAGCTCAAGAACCCCAACGGGCTGATCTTAGGTACGCCCGGTTCCGGTAAGTCCTTCTCCGCCAAGCGCGAAATGACGAACGCCTTCCTCATCACGGAGGATGACATCATCGTCTGCGACCCCGAAGCCGAGTATTTCCCCCTCGTGCAGAAGCTCGGCGGTCAGGTCATCCGCATCTCGCCGGTCAGCACGGATTACATCAATCCGCTGGACATCAACACGAACTACTCCGAAGAGGAAAACCCGCTGACGCTGAAATCTGACTTCATCCTCTCCATGTGTGAGCTGATTGTCGGCGGCAAGGACGGCTTGCAGCCGGTGGAGAAGACCATCATTGACCGCAGCGTCCGCATGGTCTATCAGGAGTTTCTTGCAGACCCCAAGCCGGAGAAAATGCCGATCCTCGAAGACCTCTACAACATTCTGAGAAATCAGAAGGAGCCGGAGGCACAGCGCATCGCAACCGCCCTTGAAATCTATGTTCACGGCTCTCTGAACGTCTTCAATCACAGAACGAATGTGGATGTCAACAACCGCTTCGTCTGCTATGACATCCGCGAACTCGGCAAGCAGCTCAAAAAGCTCGGTATGCTGATCGTGCAGGATCAGGTGTGGAACAGAGTTACCATCAACCGCGCCCAGCACAAGGCAACGCGCTACTACATGGACGAGTTCCATCTGCTCTTGAAGGAAGAACAGACCGCCGCGTACAGCGTGGAAATCTGGAAGCGATTCAGAAAGTGGGGCGGCATCCCCACCGGAATCACGCAGAACGTCAAGGATCTGCTTGCGTCCCGCGAGGTAGAGAATATCTTTGAAAACTCGGATTTTGTCTACCTTCTGAATCAGGCGTCCGGAGACCGGCAGATTCTCTCGAAGGCGCTGAACATCTCGCCCAGCCAGCAGAACTACATCACCAACTCCAACGCCGGTGAGGGCCTGATCTTCTACGGCTCGACCATCGTTCCCTTCAAGGATGATTTCCCGAAGGACACCCAGCTCTACCGCATCATGACCACCCGCTTAGAAGAAACCGTACAGAACTGATAGGAGGATTTTTGAATATGAACAACAAGATGATTACCATTCCCTATGCGGACGCTATCGAATACGGAGAGAACACCTCCGCGCTGTTTAAGGCTCTGTGGGAGCTAACCGATCTGATCCGACTGGAAAGCGATCTCAAGAAGCATCACCGCGCCTACCTCCATGTGAGGGAGGACATCGACGAAAAGGTCAAGGAGGCACGTCAGATTATGACCAAGGTATCTGTGGATATGATCGGTTTCTATTTCAAGGTTGACGTTACCGAAAGCAGCAACAGCGACGAGAATACCCCGTTCGCTGACGCGGCGGATGATGAAGCCGTATCTATCCCCAAGGACAAGTATGAGCTGATGATCGACGATCTGCTCACGATGTCCGAAATCATTCAGTGCGTCGCAGATATGCGCACGCAGGATGTGAAGGCAATCCGCGAGTTCGGCAAGTTCGTACCCGCCTTTGCCGCCTTTGAGAAGAACCGCCTGAGCCTCTATCGTGAGGCGGCGAAGGAAGCCGAGGAAATCTTCGACCGTTGGGCAGACGAGATTGACGATCTCGACGAGGACTTCATGGAAGACGAGGACTACGAGCCGGACGAGTATTACTCCGACTGATATGCGCTCAAATCCGAAGAAAGGAGCTGGTTTTTATAGAGCTTGACATCATTCATACCGGCGATTGCCTTGAAATCCTGAAAAAGCTGCCCGATGACAGCGTTCATTGCTGTGTGACGTCCCCTCCGTATTACGCGCTCCGCGATTACGGCATGGATGCTCAGATCGGCAGAGAGACAACGCCGAAGGAATACATCTCGCGCCTGACGGAAGTGTTCACCGAAGTCAGGCGCGTTTTGCGTCCGGATGGAACGCTCTGGCTGAACATCTCGGACACCTACGCCGGGAAAGGCAATCAGGGTGATTTCATTGACCCGAAGAACCCCAACGGCAGAAACGGTCAGTCTGTGGCTCTCAACAACAAGGTTGAGGGCTGCAAGCCAAAGGACATGATCGGCATTCCGTGGATGCTGGCTTTTGCCCTCCGCGACACCGGCTGGTATCTGCGCAACGACATCATCTGGATGAAGGATAACCCCATGCCGGAGAGTGTCAAAGACCGCCTATCCCGCTGCTACGAGCATATTTTTCTGTTCTCCAAGTCGAAGAAGTATTTCTTTGACTACAAGGCGATTTCCGAGCCGATTGCCCCTGCAACGGCAGAACGCCTCAAGCGCGGCATGAAGGGCGGCAACAAATACGGCAAGCCCGTTCCCGGTCAGCCTCAGCCGCAGTCCATCAACCGCCCCCGTGAGCATGGCGAGATCAAGGACGCAGACATCAATCCGCTCCGCAACAAACGCGATGTCTGGAAGATCAACACCGTCCCCTTCAAGGGCGGTCACTATGCCGCCTACCCTCCGAAGCTGGTTGAGACCTGTCTTCTCGCCGGTTGTCCCGAAGGCGGCATTGTGCTTGATCCCTTCATGGGGAGCGGCACAACCGGCATGGTTGCTTCGCAGATGGGGCGTCATTTCGTGGGCATCGAGCTGAATCCGGCGTACACCGAGCTTGCCTACAAGCGGATCGGAGGTGAAATCTGATGGCGAACGAACCGGAACTCAAAGCCCGCGACAAAGTAGTTGTGCGGATGACGCGGGAGGGCGCGGTCGAGGAAAACCTGACGGCTGGCACCGAGCAGCGCGTGTCAAAGCGGCTGGAAGATGCAGAGCTGGTGAAGCCCGGCGAGACAGCCGAGCCTTCCGAAGCTCTTTCTGCGGAAGAACAGAAAAAGGTGCAGATGCGCCGTCAGCAGCGTCAGTTTCAGGCGGAACACGCTGAGGATAACGACACACAGCAACCCTCGGAAACGTCCGTTACAGAAGAGAAAAGGGCAGAAAATCCACCCCAGAATGTATCTGAACCGCTGCCTTCGGAAACGCCGTTCAAGCCTCCAACTTTAGAGCAGCACGGCGTTTCTTCTCATACCGGCACGGTGATTGCCGAAACGGTTGTCACGCACAAGCTGCGCAAGACCTCTGCGGTTGTAGCAGTGGATGCAGATGCCGTTCTCACTCAAGCGGCGGAAACCGCCTCTGCAAAGCCGGTCTCGGACGATGCCGTCCCGCCCACGAAGCGGATGCAGAAGCTCGAAAGGAAGTCCGAAAAGGCGCATGAGCGTCTGGACGCTGCCCGCGAGAAGCTACCCACGCACAAGGTTCTCAAGAAGGAGCGCATTTTTGATGAAGAGACCGGCAAGGGCAAAACCCGCCTTCATTTTGAGGATGAGCTGAAAAAACCAAAGGGCAAAGGCAAGCTGCAATTTGAAGCGGATAAAACCGTCCGCAAGGTCGGTGACACCCTCGCTTCCGGCATTCACGGCAAAATCCATGAGGTCGAACAGGAAAACACGGCGGTTGAGGCGGCGCATAAAACGGAGATCGCCGCTGAGACTGCCGCTCGGCATTTCAGTCATCATCGGGAAAGCAGCGTCAACAAGCCCTACGAGAAGGTCTCCAAGCTGGAACACAAGGCGGATGCTGCGGATGCGAAGCTCCAATATGAAAGAAATCAGCAGGAGCATCCTGAGATGAAGAAGCAGAACATGAACAAGCACTACCAGAAGCAGAGCATCAAGAAGGAATATGCCGCTGCTCGAAATGCCGGTTCTCAGACTGCCGGGACTGCAACAAAGAGCGCCGGCAAGAAGCTCGGTGAGAAGGCGTCCGACAAGATCAAGGAGTTCTTTGAGAAGAACAAGAAGGTCTTCATCTGGATCGGCGTCGGAATTGCCCTTCTTGTTTTGCTCGGTGCTGGAATCAGCTCGTGTTCGATGCTCACCTCTACCGGCTCGTCGGTTATCGCTTCCTCTTATCTCAGCGAGGATGACGCGATGCTGGGCGCAGAGGCGCAGTATTGCCGAATGGAGCAAGAGCTGCAAAGCTATCTCGACACCTACGAAAGCACACATGACTATGACGAGTATCACTTCGATCTGGATGATATTGAGCATGACCCCTATGTGCTGATCTCCATTCTCTCGGCTCTCCATGAGGGCGAGTTCACACTGGATGAGGTGCAGGGTACGCTCCAAATGCTATTTGAAAAGCAGTACATCCTCACCGAAGAGGTCATTGTTGAAACCAGATACCGCACGGAGACCGACACATGGATGGATGCAGACGGCAACACGCACACGGAAACCTACCGCGTTCCGTATGACTACTACATCTGCAACGTGAAGCTCGAAAACTTCAATCTCTCCCATGTCCCGGTCTACATCATGTCTCAGGAACAGCTCTCTATGTACGCAACGTATATGTCTGTGCTTGGCAACCGCGAGGATCTGTTCGGTGATTCTCCCTATGTGGACAAGTACATCACAAATCCTCCCGCCGACTACGATGTCAACCCGGAATACCTGAACGATGAGAAGTTTGCGACACTGATCACCGAGGCAGAAAAGTATCTCGGCTATCCGTATGTGTGGGGCGGCTCCAATCCCGACACGTCCTTTGATTGCTCTGGCTTCGTCAGCTACGTTCTCACGAACAGCGGTCTTGTGATTACCGGGCGGCTGGGCGCACAGGGGCTTTACAACGTCTGTACGCCGGTTTCAAAGGCGAATGCACAGCCCGGTGATCTTATCTTTTTCATTGGAACGTATGACACCCCCGGTGTGTCTCACGTCGGCATCTACGTTGGTGATGGGGTCATGATCCACTGCGGCGATCCCATTCAGTACACATCCATCAACTCTTCCTACTGGCAGCAGCATTTCTACGCCTTCGGAAGACCCGCCTATTAAAAGAAAGGAGTTTTTTCATGAATCCCAAGTATCAGAAAGTCCTCTCCGACATTGAGAAGGCTGAAAAGAAGAAGTCCGAAATCGAAGGTCAGCTCAAGGAGCTGTACGACAAGAAGACAGAGCTGGAAAACCTTGAAATCATCAATACCGTGCGCTCTATGGTGATGGACAAGGATCAGATCATGGCGTTCCTGTCTTCCATGAAGGGCGGCACCAAGCCTGCTGAAAATACGGAGGTAATCGACAATGCGTAAAAAGTTTCGTTTTCTGACCGTCCTTGCGGTCTTCGTCATGGTTCTGTCCTGCTTCTCTGTCACGGCGTTTGCCTATGCCGATGACACCGATCAGAACCTTCCGGTCACAGAGGCAACCCAGCCCGAACAGCAGCCCGCAGTCACTCCCACGCCGGAAAAGCCGAAGGGTGAGCCGATTGACGATGAGGGCAATGCCTACACCCGCGACTTGCTCTATGACAAGGCAACCAACAAGCAGTTCATCACTGTCCAGACGAAGAACGGCAACACCTTCTTCATTGTCATCGACTACGATGCACCCATCAATGAGGACGAGGAACAGTATCAGACGTACTTCCTGAACATGGTCGATGAGAGCGATCTGCTTGCGCTGCTGGACGAAGATACTGCGGCTGCGCTGACCACCTGTAATTGCAAAGAGAAATGCGCTGCCGGTCAGGTCAACACAGACTGCCCGGTCTGCAAGACCAACATGAGCGAATGCACCGGCACAGCCCCCGTTACACCTGAGCCGGATAAGGATGCGGAAACCGATACCCCCGCCCCTAAGCCCGAAAAGAAATCCAACGTCGGCATGATCCTCGTCATCTTTGCCCTTGCCGGTGCTGCGGGTGCAGCTTATTACTACATCAAGTTCGTCAAGGGCAGAAAGCCAAAGGATGAGGACATGGACTTCTTCGACGATGAAGGCTACGAGGAAGAGCCGTACATCAACGAGGATGATGAGCCGCAGATCGCGGAGGATGCCGAAACGGAAGGTGATGAAGATTGATCTTAGTCATTGCTGAAAAGCCCAGCGTTGCCCAGTCCATCGCAAAGGTGCTTGGCGCGACGTCCCGCAAGGACGGCTACATGGAGGGCGGCAATTACATCGTTTCGTGGTGCTTCGGTCATCTGGTGGAGCTGGCAGACGCCAGCTCCTACGATGAGCGGTATGCCAAGTGGCGGTACGACGATCTGCCCATTGTTCCGGAAAAATGGATGTTCGAGGTCACGAAGGACAAAGCCCAGCAGTTCAAAGTGCTGTCTTCTCTCATGAAGGACAAGCGCGTCACCGAGCTGGTCTGCGCAACCGATGCAGGGCGCGAGGGTGAGCTGATCTTCCGGCTGGTCTACGACAAAGCTGGATGCACCAAGCCCTTCAAGCGTCTGTGGATCAGCTCATTGGAGGACTCCGCCATCCGCGAAGGCTTCAACCATCTCCGGGACGGCAAGGAATATGACCGTCTCTATGAAGCGGCACTCAGCCGCTCGAAGGCGGACTGGATTGTCGGCATCAACGGTACCCGCCTGTTCACCACGCTCTATCACAAGAAGCTGGTGGTCGGGCGCGTCCAGACGCCGACCCTTGCAATGCTGGTGGAGCGCGACGGGAAAATCTCAACCTTCCAGAAGGAGAAGTATTTCAACGTCCATGTCGGCAAGGGCGATCTGACCGCCGATCTGGAAAAGGTCAAAACCGAAGAGGAAGCAAAAAGAATTGCGGCGGCTTGCGAGAAAAAGCAAGCCGTCGTTTCTTCTCTCAAGCGGGAGACGAAAACCGTCAATCCTCCGAAGCTCTATGATCTGACTACCTTGCAGCGCGAAGCTAACCGCTACTGCGGCTTCACCGCCCAGCAGACGCTCGATCTCGTACAAACACTCTACGAAAAGAAGCTCCTGACCTATCCGCGCACGGACAGCCAGTTCATTACGGATGATATGGAGGACACCGCCCGTCAGGTCATTTCTATCGTCTGCCGCCAACTTCCGCTCTTCTCTGGCGTTTCGATTACGCCGGACATTGCCCGCGTAACCGACAACAGCAAGGTCACGGATCACCACGCCATTCTCCCGACCCTCCAGCTTGAAAAGCAGGATGTTTCCGCGCTGCCTCAGTCGGAACAGAAAATCCTCAATCTTGTCGGGATGCGCCTTCTGTGTGCGACCGGCGAGAAGCACACCTACGCAGAAACGCAGATCTCGCTCTCCTGCGAGGGCTACGAGTTCAAAACCAAGGGGAAGACCGTCGTTCAAAACGGATGGAAAGCCGTCGAGGAACTGTTCAAGTCCTCCCTCAAGACGAAGGAAAAGGACGATCTCGCAAAGACCCTGCCCGAAGTCCACGAGGGCGATGTTCTGGATGGTGTATCTGCCAGTGTTACGGAACACTTCACAACGCCCCCGAAGCAGTACACGGAAGACACGCTCCTGTCTGCAATGGAGACTGCCGGAAACGATCAGTTCGACGATGACACCGAGAAGAAAGGTCTCGGCACTCCCGCAACCCGCGCCGGTATCATTGAAAAGCTGGTGAAATCCGGCTTTGCAGAGCGCAAAGGCAAATCCCTCATTCCCACAAAGGACGGCTGCAACCTCGTCTGTGTTCTGCCGGAACAGATCACGTCTCCCGCAATGACGGCGGAATGGGAAAACACGCTCATGGAGATTGAGCGCGGCAATGCGGATGCAGACGCATTTCTCAGCGGTATTGTCCGGATGACCGGGGATCTCGTGAAAGCCTATCCCTTCCTCTCAGATGCCGAAGCCCAGCGTTTCGGCACGGGTAAGGAGGAAATCGGCAAATGTCCCCGCTGCGGCTCTCCGGTCTACGTCGGCAAGGGCAATTTCTACTGCTCGAACAAGGAATGCTCCTTCTGCCTGTGGGAAGACAACAAGTTCTTTTCCAGCAAGAAAAAGAAGCTGACCAAGAGGATTGCAAAGGAGCTGCTGGACAAGGGCTGGTGCCGCGTGACCGGGCTTTACACGCCGAAGAAGCCTCAGCTCTACGATGCGGTGATCCGGCTGGATGACAGCGGCGGCAAATACGTCAGCTTCAAGATGGAGTTTGACCGATGAACCGTCCGAAGTATGTTGCCTCTTGCAGCGGAGGCAAAGACAGCGTAGCGACGCTCCTGCTGGCTGCACAGCACAATGAGCCGCTTGACGAGGCGGTTTTCAGTGAGGTCATGTTCGACAAAGACACAAGCGGCGAAGTCCCGGAACACCGGGACTTCATCTATGACCGGCTCAAGCCCTTCTGCGAAAAGGAGCTGGGCATCAAGTTTACCATTCTCCACGCGGACAAGACCTACGATGAGGTGTTCCATCATGTCATCACCCGCGGACCGCACAAGGGCGAGGTTCGCGGTTTTGCATGGGCCGGGATGTGCGCGGTCAATCGGGATTGCAAAATCCCGCCAGTCCACAAGTACAATGCCGCGCTTTCTCCGGACACCGTGAGCTATGTCGGTATAGCAGAAGACGAACCCAAACGACTTGCGCGTCTGGACGGTGTGAAGAAGGTCAGTCTGCTTGCCAAGTACGGCATGACAGAGGCGGACGCCTACAAGCTCTGTCAGGAATACGGACTGCTTTCCCCAATCTACGCTCACTGCCGAAGAAACGGCTGCTGGTTCTGTCCCAACGCCAGTGACTCGGAGCTGCTGCACATGGTCACAAAGCACCCGGATATGTTTGACCGGCTGATTGAATGGGAGAACGAGGATAACATCTTCCATCGTCGGATGACGCGCAGAGAAACCCCGTCTGAGGTAAAGGCTCGTTTACTGAGCAAATCCCAGACGGGGTTTTCTTCGCCCAAAAGCAAATAAGAAATGGAGGTTTGATATGGCTGAAAACAGAAATGCACAGCAAGTCCGCGAGATTACGGACAAGCTGGAACAGGGCATCAAGGAGCTATTTGAATCTGAGCGGTTCAAGGAATATCTCCGCACGATGTCCAAGTTCTACAACTATTCCTTCAACAACACGCTGCTCATTGCGATGCAGAAGCCGGAGGCAACCTATGTTGCCGGTTATACCTCGTGGCAGCGCAACTTTGACCGTCAGGTCATGAAGGGCGAAAAGGGCATCAAGATTCTTGCACCCGCGCCGTACAAGGCGCAGGAAGAGCGTGAGAAGATTGACCCCGCGACGCAGAAGCCGGTGATCGGCGCAGATGGGAAGGCTGTCACGGAAACGGTTGAGGTCCTGCGTCCTGCCTTCAAGGTGGTAAGTGTCTTTGATGTTTCCCAGACGGACGGCAAGGAGCTTCCGGACATTATCGTCGATGAACTGAAAGGCACCGTCGAAAATTACGAGGCGTTCTTCGACGCGCTCAGGCAGGAATCTCCCGTCCCTATTTCCTTTGAGGACATTCCGGGCGGTGCAAAGGGATTCTTCTCTCCGGTTGAAAGCCGCATCGCCATTCAGGAGGGCATGAGTGAAATCCAGACGGTCAAAACCGCCATTCACGAGATCGCCCACGCAAAGCTCCACGCCGTCAAGCCGGATGAGAAAGCCGCGCCAGAAGATAAGAAGGATCGGCACACCAAGGAGGTTGAAGCGGAAAGCGTTGCCTACACCGTCTGCCAACGGTACGGCATTGAAACCTCGGACTACTCCTTCGGTTACATCGCCGGTTGGTCATCCGGCAAGGAAACCAAGGAACTGAAAAGCTCTCTGGACACCATCCGCAAGACGGCGGCTGAGATGATCGAGGGCATTGATGCCAAGCTCAAGGTGCTGCTGGCAGAGAAAGCACAGTCCGCAGAGCAGGAAGTCGCTCCGGAGGAAAAATCGGAAGTCCCCATTTACCGCGAGACGGCGAATTACGCCTATGAAGCCGGTGAGATGGAGCCATATCGTGCTTCTCTCGCTGCAAACGTGGAATGCCGCCGTGCGATTGAGGCGGCGATCAGTTCTAACTACGGAGACAACCGGCTGGATGCGGATGCTGCCGTAAAAAGCGTCCTTGAGCAATTCTCTCCGGAGCGCGTCCGGTACGTCCTCGCAAACACCATTCAGCAGAAAGACTTCGACGGGCGCATTCCGCAGTCTCTCAAGGAGTGGGCAAAGAGCGTTGAAGTCTGCCCTGAGAATGCCTCCCGCTTCCTTGTGGATAAACCCAATCCCGGACTGACCGCCCTTTTCGTCGATGCGTTCCGTCAGCAGACCGAACCCCAGAAGGAAGTCATGCCTGAAAAAACAGAGGAAAGAGACCCGGAGGTTGTTGCATGGGAGAATGATGAGATTACCTCCATTGAGGTAAAAACCGTGGAGGTCAAGTCTCCCTTTGCCCCCTTGCCGGAGGAAGCGGCAAAAGCACCGAAAGCGCACCGCCTGACTGCCGAAGAGAAGGAGATCAAAGCCGCCGTCATGGACACGCTCAAGGGGCAGATTGCCTATAACAACGACGGTATGCGGGCGTCCTATCGCGCCTCTAACCATTCCTTCAATCTGCTGGCACGGAACGGCGTCAGGATCGAGGGTAACACGGTCACGCAGAATGGTGAGCCGCTGTTCAAAATCCATCGCCGTCATGCGGCGCGGAAAACACAGGGCTGTTACCGTGAGCTGATGCCGACGCTGGAATACGTCAAGCAGGAGCAGAAACAAGAAAAGCCCTCCATCCGTGATCAGCTCAGGACTGCCGCAAAACAGCAGCCGGAGAAGAAGTCCCCGGTCAAATCCAAAACGCACGACATGGAGTTGTGAGAAAGGAGACGCATGAAGAAATACACAGATGTTGACATCGTTGCGGAGCTGCAGAAGCTCGTGGACAGTCATGTAGACAGCTACAAGGAAGACTTCGACATCGACAAGCGTATCATCCGCCGCGCTGCCGAAAGCCAGAATCCCGAGGATAAGACGCTGATGTGGTTCTGCCGTCCGCATGGAACGCACTGCCTCAATGAAAATCAGGTCTTTATTCAGGGAACGCGAGATCACAACACCTTCCGTTTCTATGCGGAACAGACCTACGACGAGTGCATTGCCCGCGTCATCGTCCCAAAAGCCGTCAAGCGTGGCAAGGTGTTCGGGGATGTCTTTGAGATCAACTACCGGGAACAGGCGGCAAATGTGGCGCAGAACTCGGTTGCGCCGGATCATGACCGGCTGACCTTCGCAGACGGCTTTGTGCTGGACGCACCCTGCCGCAGCAGCTTCGATGCAGCAATGGCTCTGGTCGGTGAGCATGGCGGCGTCAAAACTCACCAGACGCTCCCGAAGGACGCGGATGCTCTGGCGGAAGTGCTGTCCAAGCAGAAAACCCGCCGTGACAGACTGCCGGATGCAGAAAAGACAGAGGCACTTTTGCCTCTGCCCGTCGCAGAACTTCGGAAGTATGAGGCGGTCAAAAAGGCGCATCCGGACGCGCTGGTCTGTTTTGCCCAGAACGGCTATTTTGAGCTGTACGGCAAGGACGCGGAAAAAGCTGCGCCCTTGCTCGGCACAAAGCTCCTTAAGAAGAAGGTACGCGGCAAGCCCTCCATGCCGGTGACCGGCTTCCGTGAAACCGCATGGGTAGCCGGTTCTCACAAGCTCTGGAAATCCGGCGCAGATGTCTTTCTCAGCAAGGACGGCGAGACCTTCAAGGAACTCAAAGCCGCAGATTACATTCCTGTCGGCGCGACACTGAATGTGGACGGGATCAGGTGCAGAATCGACGCGGTTGATTTTGCCGCCGATGAAGTCCAACTGACCAATATTGAGGACAAGAACAGACCGATCCGCTTTTCTGAAAGCATTCAGTATGTCCGCTCGTATGTGGAGGATGCCGGAACTGCCATCTACGACACCATCCCAAAGAAGCCCGCTGCCCGTGAATCCATCCGTGACAAACTGAAATCCGCACAGAAGGCACAGCCGACCCACACGCCGAAACCGCAGAAATCAAAAGGAAAGGATATGGTACTCTGATATGAAAAACTTTACCGTGGAAGAACTCAACCTCATGTGCTGCTTCAATACGTCCAGCCGGAAGCGGCTGATTGACGATATGAAGAGCGTCACTCTGAACGACGTGGACGGTGAGATCGCAGAGTTGATGTACAAAACCGTCCGGAAGCTCGAATCCATGAGCGACGCGGAGTTTGAGGAACTGTATATCATGCCGGACGGCATGGTAGATGACTGAAAGGAGGATGCCTATGCCCGTATTAGACGGTGATTTTGAAGCCTTCGTCACAAACCTTGGCAAGTACAACGAGGGTATGCTGGTCGGTGAGTGGGTAAAGCTGCCCACCACCGAAGAAGAGATGCAGAAGGTCTTTGAGCGCATCGGGATCGGCAAGCAGGATGAGTTCGGTCAGCCCTACGAAGAGTGGTTTATCACCGACTACGAATGCCCGATCTACGGTGTTCAGAAGATGCTTGGCGAGTACGAGAACCTTGATAAGCTCAACTACCTTGCCGCTTTGATTGACGAGCTTTCCCTGAGCGATCAGGAAAAGCTCGTTGCCATTATGGAAGCCGGTTGCGATGAGGTCAGCGACATCGACGATCTCATCAACCTGACGTTCAATCTGGACTGCTACGACATCATGCCCGGTATCAACGACGAATCCGACCTTGGCTATTATTACGCACACGAAGCTGGTATCTACTCTGAAAAGGATCTCGGTCCTCTGGCAAATTACATCGACTATGAACGCTATGGGCGCGACATTGCGATGGATGAGCAGGGGCGATTCACCGATGAGGGCTATGTCCGCGTTGCAAGCGAGAGGTGGGACAGGCAGTTTGACGGGGAGCTTGATGATATTCCCGACGAATACCGGATCACCGGCTCAGGGGAAGCCACCGAGCGTGACAGCACCATCGCCGTTCTCGTCGTTGAGCCGGGAAAGGAGCCTTATGTGAAGGAAATTGACTCCGGTCTGGAGTCCTTGCAGCATGAGGTCGGCGGCTGCATCGAGGCAATTTATCCCTACGAAGACCCGGTTGCCTTAGTCTGCAACGAGGAAGGCAAGCTGGAAGGTCTGCCACTGAACCGCGCTCTGCGAGATGAGGACGGTGACATCTACGACGTTGTTGCCGGAACATTCATGGTAGTTGGCTTGACGGATGACAGCTTCGGCTCTCTGACCGTAGAGCAAATGCAGAAGTTCTCTGACCACTTCAAGGTGCCGGAGCAGTTTGCAAAGCTGGGCGATAAGATTGTGGCAATCCCCATGATCTCGAAGGAGCAGCAGAAGCAGGAAGTCGCCCAGCAGAAGGACTTTGAGATGAACGCCGATACCTCCGGCTTGACGGTTGCCGGTCACATCGGAACGTGGCACACCATTGACCAGCACGAGGTCGGCGGTCACAGCTTTTACCTGATGGAACATGACGCTTACGGCGATGAAGCGGCTTGCATCATCGTCGATGAGCGCGGTAAGCTCGTCCTTGATGATGTCTACAACGGCTTTGACGATGACACGCTCCGCCTTCTCGACCTTGAGGTCAAGGAAGTGCCGGAAATGCCCGATCCCGCGCTCTCCGTTCAGGATATGAAGGACTACGGCTACGCATGGGCTGGCGTTCTTCCCGCCGGTCAGGAGGCGGCTGAGAAGGCTTTGGAGATGGGCTGCGAGGTTTACCGTCTATATTCCGATAATACCGAGGGCTTGTGCGTGGATGTCAAGGAGATTGCCGATCATGCGGCAAAGGGCGGAATGCTCGGTATCAGCAAGGAAAGCTGGATGGCAGCTCTTGAGAAGGAAAACTATCTCAAGGCAGCGGAGATGTCGATGGAGGATGACTACGGCATGATTGATGGGATCATCAACAACGGTCCGAAGGAGGACAAGACCGCAGAGGTCAAAGCCCCCGAAAGGGGCGAAAAGTCCTCCATCATGGACAGGCTCAAGTCTGCAAAGGCTGAAAAGCAGAAAGAATGCTGCCCTCCCCAAAAGCACAAAGGAGAGATTGAGCTGTGAGCAGAAGTCAGAAATGGCGGCAGGAGTGGTCGTTCTTCATCGGGGACAGCGGACGCCGGAAGTATAACCGCTTCTGCGTCCGCTGCGTCCATAGCTGCAAGCAGAGCTTCCGTGCGGATCTCATCGCCTGTCCGCACTTCTCCCGCAAGGCGGCGCAGTGTAGACAGTTAGGGGTCGAAAAAGCCTGTGATAGCAAGCCCCAGAGCGGCGCAAATTGACCAACCTAAGTGATTGTATTCCCTGCGCAGTTTCTTCTTTAGCGCGGAAATAAGTGTCGATTTCGGCACTTGTTTGAATGCCCGGAAAACGAACCAAGAGCCTCTGTCGATG